GACAATAGGGTCAGAGCCGGCATCCGTTGCTTTAGCTCCACCTCTACCTTTATCTGCTCGTACATCACGAACAGACTTTTCTGCTGCGCTTTCTTTACCAATGTCTACGTCATACTTCTTTCTAAACTTTACATTTTTTTGTAAAGGCTTGAGTATACTTGCTAATAGTTTACCTTTGCTCATGGTTTATCTCCTTACCACTTAGTTCTATGCGCCCAATATCTTGCTGAAAAGAAATCTGGGTTTGGGTCTTGTGCGCTGTGTCTCGCATAGTATGATTTCTTTCGTGCTTTATCTTTTGCAGTCTTAGGACTTTTACCTGCACCCTTCACACCTTGTTGACCAAAACGTATAAGTTTAATCTTGTGACCTTTTTGAGCTAACACAACATGCGACTTTGTTTTGTGGCTAGGAGTACGCTTTGGTTTATTGACTCCACTTAAACCGTATTTCTTCAAAAGACTTTTCTTACGTTCCTCGTGAGCCATTTACCTACTCACAATTACATGTGCAATCGTCTGAACACTTCTTGTTTAATAACGCACAATATAGTCTTTTAAGATATTTACCTATCTTCTTCAACATCATGGCCTCCTTCTGTCCAACCTTCAGCCCTCATAGCTTCTTCTACATGCTTCAAAGTAAACTTTCTACCATAATGCGCTTCAACAGCAGCACGCACGTAGAATACATCGCTATGGGGGATATGTAATTTATGTAAAGAATTATTATTTACAGCTGCATAGAAATTTTCTATGACATTATCTGTATATAGTTTTACGGATTTCTTTGGCATTGTCAAGCCATAAATAAAAATAGTACGAGAATAACACTTATATGTTATGCGACTTCTACATTTAAGTGTTACATTTAAGTGATTTATATAGTATAACTAAATCATAGTTAAATGTGGCACTTTAAGTGAACGTCTGTTATGTATAATTATACTCATAATCACTATACGTGTCAAGCATTAATGTGTAATGCGACTAAAAAAATATTTACTAGTGTATAATTGACACAGTATATATAACACTTGTTCTTGTGGTTAACAATGAAAAAACCTAATCTGTGTATTTCTGTGTACACACTACGGGTACACCCCCCAGTGGCGCACGCCCACCTGCACCTATGTGTGCGTATATGCGTGTGTATGGCCTGCCTGTGCGTGAAGGTGAGCGCATATATGTACACACATGACACCAAAACACCCTCAAGTGCCTACAAATAAGGGTGTTTGTGATATGTGGTAGCTGTTATGTCATCACTTGCCATGCTGACACACAAAAAGACACACAAAATCAGAGCATATCCCCCATGTTGAAGTGGAGGAGCATATACCCTACCACCAACCTCGCTGCACACGCACGAGTTTCGCACACGAACTTCAGAAGCTAATGCTTCTTGCAGTCGCACATGAAACGACTCGCACAGGGGATTGCGCACGAGGAAACTGAAACACCACATACTTATGTTGTTTTAGTGTTATGAGAAAAATATATCTCATATACTTATGAGAGATATATTGTTTCTCTTATAACACACAACATAAGGATAAGTTAAATGACAAACACAAAATCACAAACTTTCTCTGAGAAGCTTGCTTCTGCTTTCAACACTCTTGAGTCAAGGGGTGAAGTCATTGCCAAAGAGTACAAGGTGCTTGCCAATGCTGAGAAGCATTTAGCAAAGCGAACCAACGTGTTCGACACAGCCTTGGGTGAGCTTATGTTCGAACTCAAGTGTGAGCAAGACGGCAAGCGTATCCCAACCTCTAGGTTGCAAGACTGTGGTATTCACAACATACCAAAGCAACGTAGAGCCGATGCCTTGTTCTATGTAGAGAACAAAGCTGAGTGTGACTCTGTTGCTGAATCCTCAGAGAAGGGATTCACAAACATGAACGCTCTTGTGAAGGCTACGCAGAAAGCACGCAAGGCTGATGAGCCGAAGTCCGACAACGGACTAAGTGCCGAGCAGATTGTCGAGAAGGCTCTTGACCTATGCGACAAGCACAGCATCACTCGTGAGCAGTTCATGCTTGCCCTACGTGACAAGCTTGCACCGTCACAGCCACAAGCCAACCTAAAGTTGGCAAGCTGATGGCAAAGCGAACCGTCCATGTTGGAAGGTATAGTATTGGCTTTCGCAGTTCTATGCCTTCCTACGTTCAAGAGCGTGATGATACGCCACCCATCTATCGTGCTGGTATTATGCCGGCATGGGTGGCATCACACGAACAGAAGGAACGTGAGCTTGACAATGGCAAGGCTGTTGACCTTTTGGATTCTATACTTAAAGTGTATTACGATAATAATACTTGATACTTTAGTGAAAGTATTATATATCGTTAAATACACATTAACCAAGTCCTACATCGGACTACAACATTTTGGAGATTTTACATGAAGACAATGCATTGCATAGATAGAGTTTCACCTTTCAGTGGTAACACCAATAGCATGTTTATGCTTTTGGACGTAGCTGACTACGACAAGTGGCGTAGTGGTGGTGGTTGCATACAAGACATCATGCCGTATCTGTCGGCTGATGAGCGTGAGTTCCTCATGACAGGCATCATGCCTGAAGAGTGGGGTCAAGCATTTGGTGAGGGGGTGTAAGATGGGTGTACTCTTGGTAGCAATTTTAGTGACCGCTTTGGTCGGAATAATAACATTATCCGTTTGGGATTTAATCATAGGATTACGTAAATGAAAGAAGACATCTTTAGTCTCACGCTTATATGCGCTGGGCTTATCATTTTAAATTTCGTATTTTAACCAAGTCCGACAACGGACTACAATTTGGAGAACCAACATGGTAACACCTACAAATCAAATCGTACTAACGTACAAAGACGGACGCACTATTTCTATCGTACAGAAGGCAGAGGGTGTGTTCCCTAGCTGGTCTAGTAAGCACGCAGAAACTGTAGAGGTGTGGATAGATGGACATGAAGAGCCAGTTATAGGTCTTAATGCAGAGAACTTTATCAAGTATCTGCAAGATAACATGAAAGAAAAACAAATATATCAACCGAAGGATTATTATGATGAAACTATCTGAATACGTACCAACTAAAGTGACCCTCGACTACGTTACGTGGGTATCCCTATATGACAGGCTAACACCTATAGTGTCCAAGTCTATGGCATATGACATGAATTGGGAAGCCAACGCAGATGACGTAAGGGACGAAGTGCTGAACCTTATGAACTTTTATTTTGATAAAGGTTTTGAGGTAGGCTTAACCAAATATACAAAGGTGACAATACATGAATAACTTTACAGTTAAACAAGCATGGAGCGAAGTGGGTGGACTAAGCAAGCCATCTAAAATGCCTAGCTATGGCTACTCACTATCAGCTTTTCAATGCAAGATAGGTGCAAAGCTACGCAAGATACTCAACTCTACGTGTAAGAGCTGCTATGCGCTCAAGGGCAGATACGTATTCCCTAACGTGCAGAGTGCGTTGGACAATCGTTTGGACAAGGTGCTGAACAATCCTAATTGGGTTGATGCTATGGTGTTTCTTGTGCTGTGGTATTGCATCAAGACCAAGGTGTTCCGTTGGCATGATAGCGGTGACATACAAAGCGTGGAGCATCTACGCATGATTGCAGACGTAGCTGGGCGCACGACTGGCGTTAAGCATTGGCTACCTACAAGAGAAGTGGGCATGGTGAAAGAATACTTACAGAAGTATGGTGAGTTTCCACCAAATCTGATAGTGCGAATTAGTGCCACTATGATTGATGGTGCGCCACACAAATTTCATGAACACAGTAGCACCGTTGCATCTAATGAGGATAAAGTCATTGGACACTTGTGTCCGGCACCCACACAAGGCAACAAGTGTGGTGATTGCAGAGCGTGTTGGGACAAGAGTGTACCCAACGTAACATACATGGAGCATTAGCATGGTTAAATTACATTTAATAAACCCAGTCGCAAAGGCATTGCTTACAGAAAGGCGCAAGCCACAAGTAGTGCCACCAAAGAAGGGCAAAGGCTCTTACAACCGAAAGAAAGAAAAGGAGAAGTTCAATGCGAAAGCAAGAAGTCATAACATTTCAGAAGATTAGCATTAAACGAAAGATTAAAAAGATTCACAAAGACGCTGACGTTAAGGCACAACGTAGGCTTAAACAAAAGCTACGGCAACTATAGTGTTGACAGTAGGCGTATTATGTGCAATAAGTGTATATGAGTAGTGTAACTAACCCCAAGTCCTACATCGGACTACAACAAACCAACTAAGAAAGGAGTCATATTATGACAATACAAACAATCAAATTTCACAAGCGTTCAACAGGCATGACTGGCCAAGTACTTGCATCACCCGAGATTGAGTACAAGCTGGCACGAGTAGAGAAAAGTTTCAAGGCTTTCTATGGTGTGTCTCTTGGCAGATACAAGCTTTACAATCTAGCATTGGATTTTGCTAGACAGAGCAAGACCATTGATGGTGGGTACATACAGTACTCAGCACAGGCAATCACTGGTATATTCCTAGACGCTATGCACAAGACATTGAGTGACAATCTCAAGAAGAAGTCTGAAGGTGCATTGACTATTAGGATAGGCAAGAACACCGTCAGCAATATCCGTGACCTTGCACGACAAGGGCGTGGTAAAGCTAAGAAGGTAGCCTAATGCGTTGGGACGTAGGCGTACAAGTAGGTGAGGAGCGTGGGCAGGTAACTGTCCACCCTCACCAAATAGAAAAGAGTGAGTGTTGGACGGCTGTTGAATTTGCTATGGCATTGACACAAGAACAACACCCAACAAAGAAAATTGAATTTATGTATGTAAAGGAGTGGTGGGAATGAAATGTAAACAAGGTATAAAAGTATTGAGTTTGTTTGACGGCATGAGTTGTACACAGATTGCACTCAATAGGCTAGGCTTGGACGTTGATGCTTATTACGCAAGCGAGGTGGACAAGTATGCCATACAAGTTACACAAGCAAACTTTCCAAATACAATCCAGCTAGGTGATGTGCGTAGTGTTTCACGAGTAACAATCAACACACCTATTGACCTTATCGTAGCTGGTAGTCCGTGCCAAGACCTATCGTTTGCAGGTAAGGGCAAAGGCTTGATAGAGGGTGAGCGTTCCAACTTATTCTTTGAGTTTGTTCGTATACTAGAAGAGTTTCAGCCAAGATATTTTCTGTTGGAGAATGTCCGTATGAAACAAGAGTACCAAGACATCATATCAGATATGCTGGGCGTGTTGCCTACGGCTATCAATAGTAGCCTTGTGTCGGCACAAAGTCGCAACCGTTTGTATTGGACAAACATACCACAACTAGGCTTGCCGAAGGACGAAGGCATAGTGCTGAAGGATATACTTGAAGACTTACCCTTTGAAGAGATACCTAACTACCTTAACAACGAGTGGTGTGGTAGAAGGCGTGGTGACTTGGTTAAGTCCGTAGAAGATGATAAGGCTAGTTGTCTTACAGCATCTATGTACAAGGGACAAATACCTACCTTTGTCAAGAAACCTATCCATGTCGGTGATGCAACCAACATCAAAGGCTACGATGCCATCAAGCGTGTCTATCACGAAGATGGCAAGTCACCTACGTTAACCACTATGCAAGGTGGACACCGTGAGCCAAAGGTAGCCATCACCGGTGGTGCTATACGTGGTAGGTACAAGGTGAATGGTGTGCGACAAGACCACAAGCATAGCGTAGCTGGTATGACTTCACAACAGCTAGAGATTCGGTTAGATGAAAAGACTAACTGTCTTACCACAGTGCAGAAAGACAATGTGGCAGTAGACCCTACACATTGGCTGTATCGCAAGCTTACTCCACTAGAGTGTGAGCGATTACAGACTGTGCCTGACAACTACACAAACCATGTGTCCAAGACACAACGATACAAGATGCTTGGCAACGGCATGACCGTTGATGTCTTGTGTCACTTAATGAAGGAGTTACAAGTATGATTAAATCAAAGCGAAGAAACATGAGAATAGCACTAGGTGTTGACATGGCAACTGTTCTTGAGGTTACAAACACGCACATTCTTGGTATGTTTGACAACCCTACGTTCAAGGACAAGCCGTACTTTACCATTGCGTATGACCCATATGACCCGGGTGGGTATCATCATGGGCATTATGACTTGAACATGATAGACGCATGGAACTCACTACAAGAAAGGAGTAGTTAAATGAAAGCAATATTAATAGACCCAATACTCAAAGAAGTTAAAGAGGTGGACTATAGTGGTGACTACAAAGACATCTACAAACTAATAGAATGTAGAGTGTTTGATGTAGTACATATACCCGTGGGCAGCGATGGCATATACATAGATGATGAAGGATTGTTTACACCAATAAACAAGCAACATTGGTTTACCTATCGCTACAACGCTCACGAGATGCACCAAAACATACCGTTGGTAAACAAAGGTTTAGTCATTGGTTGTGATGATGAAGGTAATAGTACAGACTGTGATTCTACAGTTGACTCTATCAAAGCATCAGTAAGATGGGGATTGTACAGATGATAGCAGAAGCATTAATGTGCATGGCACTCAACATATATCACGAGGCCAAGAACCAATCCATGCTTGGGCAGATAGCTGTAGGGCAAGTGGTGATGAACCGTGTAGAGGACAGACGTTTCCCAAACACAGTATGTGAAGTAGTAAAGCAAGCTGTGACGTACAAAGGCACAGATGTACCAGTGTTGCATAAATGTCACTTTAGCTGGTATTGTGATGGTAAAGATGATACACCAAACTTTGATAGTAAATCGTGGACTAGAGCAAAAGAATATGCACACATTGTATTATCAAAGAAAATAATTATTGATGTCACTGAAGGTGCTACACACTATCACGCCACATACGTGAGGCCAGCATGGGCGAAGACCAAGAGGAAAACCACACGTATAGACCGGCATATATTTTATAGATGGGAGTAACTATGGCAGAGAAAAAACGTAGTCCTACATCGGACTCCAAGATATTATACAAACATGCTACGAGAATCTTTGACAAAAGAAACAAAGTAGCAGAGAATAAAGCACACCATCTGAACCATCAAGTCGATAGGTTTAGACAGAAGATAAAGGAGCAAGAGAATGAACGATGATGATGTAAAACAACAAGCATTAGAACAAGCCCAGCAAGCCTATGGACTATTCATATGGTTCGTGAAGTGGTTTAGCTACGTAATGATATTTATGATTGTGCTAATGTTTATGAATAATTGGTTTGACGATGGCACTGGCAGTCGGTTTATGCCTGATGAAATATACGAAGACCAATATGACCCGCAAGGATTAAACAAAAAGAAAGGAATATAAAATGAATAACAATTGGTTTGATGAACATATAATTATAGACTTTGGTGATAGTGAAGAGGATAAAAAGAAAGCTGACGAGTTGAAGGATAAACTAAAAGAGAAACTTGAAGAGGAGTTCAAAAATGAAACCATATCATAACCAAGGATTCTTTCCAGCTTTCACGGTTATTGTCTTGGCATTTTTCGTATTGCCAGTCGTGTTAATGATGATGATGGACGATACCTTTGAGAGATTCACAAACAAATACTTTCCAAAGGCAGAGTGTTGGGAGACTGCAAAGCATGAGCGTGTGTGCAAGCGGTTCAACAACTGCAAGTTTATGAGGAACTTCTGCCATGACTGAGGGACAAGTATTATTATTAACTATAGCTTTAGTCATGGTGGTTACATTCCTAACCAACGCAGCGGTTTGGTTGGTGTTGCCATGACAGAGATTATAGTAGTATGGTGGCTGTTAGAATTGTTAATTGTAATAATAGAAAGGATACCGACATGAATAGATTTATTGTAGATGAAGACCCAGTGATTATAGCAGAGTCATTGTGTGACCAACACATAGTGAAGATGCCTTTGGAAGAAGCACAGATGTTATGCACTGCACTGTGGCATCATGCACCCGAATATGCAGAGATATGGGGATTGTACAAACCTGTACATCAAAAGCATCCATGTACATTGTGGGCTATGCATAGCAGAAGTAATTTCATGTATGCCTATAGAATTTACGTAGCAATGCTAGTGGAGTACACAAAAAGATATAGTAAGATACATGGTGCAAGCAAACATAAGAACGCTATATTTTTTGGTAGCACTTACTTACCAGAGTTGGGATTGACTAAACACCCGCAGTGTTTCAGTGGCATGGACGAACTCAAGACAGACGAGTTCTTACCCATCAATGCCTATCGTGCTTTCTACAGAGCAGACAAGCTGAAGTTTGCACGATATAACAAAGGCAGAGAAATGCCGGCATGGTTAGGAGAAGTTGCATGAAACGATTGAAGGGCAACCTTATCAAGACAAAGAAGTTGAAGAAAGAGCTACTACAAGATATAGTGGTGGCTCTTATAGTAATAGCTATAATAGGTGGCATGTTAGTGTATGCACACTACGACATCAAAAGTATTGTGGAGAATTAAAATGACATTACCAAGATATGTTAATCGAAGAGTGCATGACAATGGCATAGTATCTTATCGGTGGAATCCACCCAAAGAATTTATTACAAGTGGGTTGATGAAACGGATAGAGTTAGGCACAGATTTTCGTGAAGTAAAACGGCTGGCCTTGGAGTTGAACCAGCAAATTGATTCTGTCCGAGAATCAAGCAAACCAAAAGAGTTGCGTCATAACGACACACTGTCAAAGCTGATAGACAGATACTATTTATCTAATGATTTCAGTATGTTACGAGAACAAACTAAGAAGGATTATGTGTATCTGATGTCAGTATTGGCTGACAGTTTAGGTGATAAACAATATCAGAAAATAACAACCAAAGATGCAAAGCATTGTTACGAGGACTGGGTGACTCGTGGCGTACACTTTGCGAATCACATATGTACGTGTGCGTCACGGCTGTACCGATTCGCTATTGACATGGAGTATGCCACAGTCAATCCGTTTGCTACAGTCAGACGTAAGACACCTCCCCAGCGAAAGACTGTGTGGACAGAAGATGATTTACGCACGTTCCTAGATATGTGCTACTCTAAATTTGAGTACAGAAACATAGGGCTAATAGTGCAGATGGCATACGAGTGGTGTCAAAGGCTTGGCGATATGCGCTCATTGACTTGGGCAAGTCTGAATCTCACAGATAAGAAACTGTATCTAGAGCAAAGCAAACGTAGAGCGCAAGTCACATTACCAATTAGTGACAACTTGGCAGAGATGCTGATAGAACAGAAAGCAGACTTTGGCTTTCAACCCTATGTGTGTCCCCGTCCAAAGCCTACAGACGGCTTGTACCACCCTTACAGCATGGAGAGGTTATCAAAAGCTGGAAGGTCTATCATGCGCCAATGTGGGCTGTCTGAGGACTTACGCTTGATGGACTTACGAAGGACTGGCACAACAGAAATGGTAGAAGCTGGTGTAGGTATAGGTCAAATCATGGCGGTGACCGGTCACAGTAATCCACAATCAGTAAAGCCGTACATGAAAAATACATTTACAAGTGCAAATTATGCATTGACTACACGAAAGATGCATGGTATAAGCACTTATAAGTGCAACACAGAAGAGTGATATTATATGATAAATATATATAACATTGTAAGTGATTTAGATTTACCTAATGGTGAGACAAAACGTATGGATTGTCCTAACTGTGGTGGCGTGAAGACATTTACTGCTACCAATAATATGGGTTCATTAGTTTGGAATTGCTACAAAGCTTCTTGTAACATCAGAGGTGGTACTCGTGTGCATCTATCCGTAGATGATATACGTGCCGGCTTTAGTGGTGCAGAAAAGTTTGCAGAAGATACATTTGATTTGCCTATCTATGTCGTTCCACACAACAACGAGGTAGAAACATGGGCGTATGAACAATACGGACTTGACGCTGAAAAGCTCGGCTTGATGTATGATGTCAAGGATAACCGTGTTGTATTCCCTATCATCCATAACAACAATACTGCTGACGCAACAGGTCGTGCGCTCGGAAAAAGGTTGCCAAAGTGGAAAAAATATGGGAATAGTGGCTTGCCATATTCGTATGGATGTGGTAAGGTAGCTGTGGTTGTTGAGGATTGCATAAGTGCTGCAGTTGTTGGTAATGATGTTTGGTGTGGGGTCGCTGTGTTGGGAACATCTTTATCCGAATCGCACAAGAGGTACTTGTCGCAGTTCTCAACAGCCGTCATTGCATTAGACCCCGATGCATTACCAAAGACTTTGCAGTTTGCGAAGGAACTAAGAGGACATGTAGATAACGTCCGTGTATTACGATTAGCCGATGATTTAAAGTACCGTAACCCAATTGATTTTGAAAACCTAACTAACATAGGAGACCCTAAATGGAACTAGCCTTAATACGTAGTCTCATGGACAAGTCGTTCTACGATGACCATCGTGGTGCAAAGTGTCCCGATAGACTATTCAGTAAGGATGTTCGTAAGATAAAGCAATCTATCAATCGTGCAATGGAACGATATGAACGCTCCGTTACGCCTGACGAGATAGAAGCTTTGTTTATGTCGGATAATCCTACGTTGACTACGGCACAGAAACAAGCGTATGCAAGTTTGTTTGCTCAAGTCAAACGTGAAACACCTTTGGGTGGTGACATAGCCCAAGAGGTTCTGTCTAAATTATTCCAACAGATAGTTGGTGAGGATGTAGCAAACATCGGATTCGATATGGTGAATGGTACATCTACTAGCTTGGAGAAGCTACGCACTTTATTAGAGCAGTATGGTGATGACTTTACACCTAACCTAAACATACAATGGGAAGACATCAGTATTGAAACGCTCATGGCAAAGGCAGAGCTGGAAGCAAAGTGGGCATTTAATATTGCACCCATCACACGTAAGATTGAAGGCGTGTCTGGTGGACAACTTATAGAGGTCGGTGCTAGACCAAACACAGGTAAAACATCTTTTCATGCAAGCCTTATCGCAGCCCCGGGTGGGTTCGCATCACAAGGCGCACGTTGCATAGTGTTATGTAATGAAGAACCACCTCACCGTGTTGGTGCTAGATATCTTACAGCTGCAAGCGGTATGTCTGCTCGTGAGGTGCGAGATAATATACAGAGAGCCAAGGATGCTTACGAACCAGTCAAGAGAAACATTATGTTGAAAGAAGCTGGTGGTAGAGATATGGCATGGGTAGAGTCTGTATGCAAGTCATACAATCCTGATATACTTGTGCTAGACATGGGGGATAAGTTTGCTGTGCAAGGTGGCTTTGCTCGACTAGATGAAGCATTGAAAGCTAATGCCATACACGCACGAAGTATTGCCAAGCAGTATGATTGTGCTGTGTTCTATATGTCACAGCTATCGGCTGAAGCAGAGGGTAGAACTATACTTAATCAATCTATGATGGAAGGCTCACGAACAGGTAAGGCAGCAGAAGCTGACCTTATGTTTCTCATAGCTAAGTCCCCATCAGTCGAAGGGCAAGAAGAAGAGAGTCCATTACGGCACGTAAATATAGTAAAGAATAAGTTGAACGGTTGGCACGGTATGGTAAACTGTGAACTTAATTATTTGACAGCGAGGTACGAAGGATGAAGTTAACTATTGATGTAGAGAACACTGTTACACATCGTGATGGTAAGCTACACCTAGACCCCTTTGAAGCCGGCAACTCTTTGGTTATGGTTGGTATGCTGTGGGATAATGGTGAAGAGAACATCGTTGTGTTTGACCACAGCGAGAGAGAGTCCACAGAGAATGGGCATAAGATTGTACAAGACGCATTGGACAAAGCAACTATTATTATATGTCACAACGCTACGCATGATTTGATGTGGCTATGGGAGTCTGGATTTAAATACGATGGCTCTGTATTTGATACCATGCTAACTGAGTATGTTCTTCAACGTGGTGTTAAACAACCTTTGTCATTAGAAGCTTGTGCTGAACGGTACAAGTGTGACACAAAGAAAGAAGATACGCTGAAGCATTACTTTGCCAAAGGATATAGTGTAAAAGACATTCCGTTTGACGAGTTGTTATCTTATCTATCGGCAGACTTAAATGCTACTCAACAATTATCTAACAAGCTTTGGTACAAACTGAACACAGAGAAGTATTCAAAGTTGATGGATACATTTGTATTGACTAATCAAATATGTGTGACACTCGCACGCATATATCAACGTGGGTTCAAGGTGGACTTTAATGCACTGCGTGATGTGCGTATTGAGTTTGAGAAAGAGCGTAACGAGTTGCAAGATACATTACAGAAGCAAGTGCGTGTTCTGATGGGTGACACACCTATTAATCTTAACAGTCCCGAACAATTAGGCTGGGTTATCTATGGTAGGAAAGTCAAAGACAAAGACTATTGGGGTCAGAAGATTGACCCATACATGACTGACTATGAGTTCCGTAGCTTGATAGCTGAAGGCACTACAAGAATATTCAAGACAAAAGCAACACAATGTGTTAGTTGTAATGGTAATGGAAAAATAAGGAGAACAAAGAAAGATGGAACACCTTTTGCAAAACCCAATATTTGTAAGGTATGCGACAGCGCTGGCTTTACTCTTGATAATCTATCTACTCCTGCGGGTCTTAGATTCAAACCGCCAAGTCCTAAGTGGGCTAGTGCGAATGGTTTTAGCACAAGCAAGATTAATCTTCAGACGTTAGAAAGCGCAGCAAAGTCTAGAGGTATGTCAGATGCTGTGGAGTTCTTATCCAAAGTACGTAGGCTGTCAGCAGTAGAAACTTACTTATCTTCTTTTGTCGATGGCATATCTACACATATCAAACAAGATGAAATGTTGCACGTAAGATTATTACAACACCGCACATCTACTGGTAGATTCAGTGGTGCAGACCCTAATATGCAGAACATGCCTAGAGGTGGTACGTTTCCAGTCAAGAAAGTATTTGTATCTCGTTGGAACAAACCTGAGTTTGGAATTAAAGGCAAGATACTTGAAGCAGACTTTGCACAGCTAGAGTTTAGAGCTGCTGCATTTTTGTCACAAGACAAGGTAGCTATGCAAGAAATAGAAGATGGCTTTGATGTACACAGCTATACAGCTAAAGTTATTAGTGATGCAGGTCAGCCAACAGACAGAACAACAGCAAAGGCACATACGTTTGCACCTCTGTATGGTGCGAGTGGATTTGGTAGAACAAAAGCTGAAGCTACATACTACAAACACTTTGTCAATAAGTACAAGGGCATAAGTAAGTGGCATGACAAGTTAGCCAAAGAAGCACTAAACACTGGTATGATTACGATACCATCGGGCAGACAGTTCAGTTTCCCAGATGTAAAACGTAGCTCTAGCGGTAGAGTATCCCATC